ATTGGAATACCAAGAATGGTCAGACTTTGGTACAGGATCAGGAAGACCTGAACAAATCTATCCAGATACTTCGGATATATTGACTAAAACAACAAAAGATCAAATGGGTAAAGATAGATTACCAAATGGTAATTATATTTTAACTGTTGGTCAACACTTTGTTTTAATCTTAGATAATGGCACATCGGAAACTGCTCTTATATCTATGAGTTCATCTCAAGGTAAGATTAGTAGAAAATGGAATGCTATGATGATGTCTATCACTTTAGATGGAAAAAACGGAATTTATACTCCGCCATCATTTAGCCATGTTTATAAGATAAAAACCGTATTGAATTCCGGTAAAGGAAATCAATGGTATGGGTACAACATAGAAAAAGTTGGTCCTGTGCAAGATCAAGCGGTGTATGAAAGAGCTAAACAGTTCTATCAATCACTGGCTAACGGAAAATAGTCAAACCTCTTGGGTGGTAGAAATACCACCCATATAAATGCGAGTGGATAATGTTAGAAAGATTTAAGGAGATATTTGCTGGCTTGCAAACAGCATATGGGCAAACCAAAGTTACAGAAGAATTTTCAGAAAACGGAAAACACGAAGCTAAATCTTTTACAATAAAAAAACCAGTAATTGATACTTTATGGCAAGCTCATTTAGATGGAGCTGAGCCAGCATTAGGAATAGTTCCAATCAGAGAAGATAATAAATGTAAGTGGGGATGTATTGATATTGATACATATCCATTTGATCACAAAGCTTTTATTAAAAAAATTAGAGATAAAAATTTACCTATGATTTTGTTTAGATCAAAATCTGGTGGAGCTCACGTATTTTTATTTACAAAAGAATTTGTGGCAGCAAGTTTAATGAGAGAAAGATTAAAAAAGATTGCAGGAATATTAGGATATGCGAAAGCAGAAATATTTCCTAAACAAGATTATATTAGAGCTGAACGAGGAGATACCGGAAGTTTTTTAAATGTTCCTTATCATGGTAATAATAAATCAGTTAGATTTGCATTTGATGATAATGGTGAACCTTTAAAAATAGAAGACTTTTTTAAACTGTATGATCAATATTCTTTGACTGAAAAAGATTTATTTAATTTAAAAATAAGTGAAACAGATAATTCAGATGATTTTTTAAAAGGTGCACCACCATGTTTACAAACAATTTTAAAAGATGGAATGCCGGAAGGTGGAAGAAATGACATGATGTATAATATTGGTGTTTATTTAAAGAAAAGATTTCCTAATGAATGGCAAGCAAAGATGTATGTTTATAATGAAAAGTTTATGAAACCACCTTTATTACATCAAGAAATAACAAGATCAATAGAATCAGTAGGTAAAAAAGATTATCGTTATAAATGTAAATTAGAACCTATTGTTAGTTTTTGTAATGCTAAACTTTGTTCTAAAAGAGAATTTGGAGTTGGAGATGATGTTCCACCACCAGAAATAACAGGTATTAGTAAATATCCATCAGATCCTCCTTTATATTTTGTTAATATAGATGGGGATAGTGTTGAAGTAGATGATATTACATTACATGATCCTGAAAAATTTTCAGTTGCGTGTATGAATCAAATATCTAAACCAATGCTTCCATTAGGTAAGATTATATGGAGAAAACAATTAGTTAAATTATTTGAAAAACTACAAGTATTAGATGCACCTGATTCTGCAAAAGTAGATGTACAAATGAAAGATTTATTGGCCGACTTTATAAACAAAGCGCCTGGTAAAAAATTAACTGATGTAATGAGAGGATTACCTTTTACTGAAGATGGATATAGTTATTTTAAATTTTCAGACTTTTGGAAATACTTACAAAGATCTAAATCTTGGATATTACAAAAACAAAGAACTTTAAGATTATTGAGTGAATTGTTTGGCGCAAAAGAAGATGTAGCTAAAATAGAAAAAAAATCTTTAAGAGTTATGAAAATGGAAACTATTAAATTAGATAAACCAAATATAAGACAAACAAAAATGAAAGAATCTAGTTTAGTATGAAAAGAATAATTATTCCAGGGCCTCCAGGAACAGGAAAGACATATCACTTAACTAATCATTATTTAAGAAAGGAAATTGAAGAATATAAAACTCCAACAACTAAAATTGCATACATTACATTTAGTAATGCAGCTACAGAAGAAGCAAAGAAAAGAATAGACAACTTATTTCCTAATTATGATATTAAAAAACATTTTCCATATATATCTACAATGCATTCATTAGGTACAAGACAATTAAACATAGACACTAACACACAATTATTAAAAGATGCTAAATGGAAAGCGTTTAAAAACTTTTCACAAATATGTAAAGATATGTCATTTGAATCATATGTAAATGATTCAGGAATACCTCAATACAAAAATCACCACATGAAAATTATTGAATATGCTAGAGCTAAAAAAATTCCAATTGTTGATGCAGCAATAGAATTAGATTTACAACATTCTGTTGATATATGGTTAACAGAACAGATTGATGCCGATTTAAAATCATATAAAGAACAAACAGGAATGATTGAATATTCCGATATGATTAAAAAGTTTGTCGAGAAAGATAAGTGTCCCCCACTCAACGCTGTTTTTCTTGATGAAGCTCAAGATCTGAATCCTCTGCAATGGGATATGTTTTTTTACATTGAGTCAAAATGTGAAAGATCTTACATTGCAGGGGATGACGATCAAACTATATATACATTCCAAGGAGCAAATGAAAACATATTTATAAATTTACCAGGTGAAAAAGATCCAAGAGTAGAATCTAGAAGAGTTCCAAGAGCAGTTCATAAAGAAGCTTTAAGTATATTAGATCATATAGACAATCGAATGATTAAAGATTGGAAACCAAGAGATGCGGAAGGAAAAGTATTATACAATCAAACTATTGATAATATAGATTTTAGTTCAGGTAAGTGGATGATTATAGCTAGGACTAATAAAATGTTGTATCCAATAAGAGATTATTTAACTTCTTTAAACCTAAGATTTGCTAGTAAAATCAATGACTTATTGCCGAATCAATTATTAGAAGCATACAGAATTTGGGTAAGATTAAATGAAGGAGCTTCTGTTGGTGGAGACGAGGCTAAATTAATTTACGAATATTTAAGTTATAAATTAAAACATGTAAGACGAGGATTTTCAGAAGGTAAATCATTAGAGAATGTAAATTATGTAGATCTAGATGATCTTATGATGGATCATGGATTAGAAATATTTGGAAGCTGGGAACAATTAAATATTCCAGATGAAAGTAAATCATACATGAAAGCATTATTAAATAATGGAGACAATTTATTTTCAGAACCAAGAATTAAAGTATCTACAATACACGGTGTGAAAGGTGAAGAGTGTGAAAATGTTGTTTTGTTTACTGATCTAGAAAAGATCATTTATGAATCAGCATTAAGAAATCCTGATCCTGAACATAGATTGTTTTTTGTAGGTGTAACCAGAACAAAGGAAAACTTATATATCATGCAACCAACTGAAGAATATCATTACAACATAGGAGATCCAATTATATGAGCAACAAAATATTTTTTAAACAAGTAGGAGGAGCTCATTATAAAAAATATAAAATACAACCTTCTAGATTTATCAATGAAAATAAGATACTGTTTGCTGAAGGAAACGCTATTAAATATATTTGTAGACATCAAGACAAAGGAAAGAAGCAAGATCTTTTAAAAGCAATTCATTATATAGAAATGATTATTGAAAGAGATTATAATGTTTAACAAACCTAAAACTGCTACTTTTATATTAGGATTGCTTACAATGCTTTGTATATATTGTTATCTAATAGGAATATAAATGTTTGAAGCTCAAAAAGAATGGATTTGTCCTGAAAATTTTCCAAGTTTAAAAGGTTATAGTCATGTAGCTATTGACTTAGAAACTAAAGATCCAGATCTTAAATCAATGGGATCTGGAGCAATTAGAGGTCATGGTGAAATAGTTGGTATTGCTGTAGCTGTTGAAGGATGGTCCGCTTATTATCCAATAGCGCATGAGGGTGGTGGGAATTTAGAAAAAGATAAGGTAATGAAATGGATTAAAGAAGTATGCTCAGCTCCTAATACTAAATTATTTCACAATGCAATGTATGACGTATGCTGGCTTCGAGCGGCGGGCGTCGAGATTAAAGGTCAAATCATAGATACAATGGTTATGATGTCATTAATTGATGAAAACAGGTTATGGTATTCATTAAATAGTGTTGCATTTGATTATTTAGGTAAGACAAAAAATGAGGCGGCTTTAAATGAGGCAGCTCAATCCTGGGGAATAGATCCAAAATCTGAAATGTATAAATTACCAGCAATGTATGTTGGATCTTATGCTGAAAAAGATGCTGAACTTACATTAGAATTATTTAAAGTATTAACTAAAGAAATAGAATTTCAAAAGTTACAGCCAATATTTAAGTTAGAAACAGAGCTATTTCCTTGCCTTATTGATATGAAATTTAAAGGTGTAAGAGTCGATATAGAACAAGCAAACAAACTAAAGCAGCAGCTGTTGTCACAAGAACAAGGCATATTAACAGAAATAAAAAAGCAAGTAGGGATAGAACCACAGATTTGGGCAGCAAGAAGCATATCAACAGTTTTTGATAAACTCGGTTTACATTACGAAAGAACTGAGAAGTCATCTGCACCCTCTTTCACTAAAAATTTTTTACAAGAACACAAACACCCTATAGTCCAAATGATTGCTAAAGCAAGAGAAATAAACAAAGCTCATACAACTTTTATTGATACAATTTTAAGATTTGAACATAAAGGTCGAATTCATGCTGATATAAATCCTATTAGATCTGATTCAGGTGGAACTGTTACAGGTAGATTTAGTTATTCTAATCCAAACTTACAGCAAATACCTGCCCGAAATAAAGATTTAGGTCCTATGATTAGATCATTATTTATACCGGAAGAAGGTCATAAATGGGGTTGTTTTGACTATTCACAGCAAGAACCTAGACTTGTTGTACATTATGCAGCAGAAATTGAACCAATATGTTTTGATGAAGCTGTAGAAAATATTGTAGAAAGATTTAATTCAAACAACGTAGACTTTCATAAAACAGTTGCCGATATGGCAGGGATATCTAGATCACAAGCTAAAACAATTAATCTTGGTTTATTTTATGGAATGGGTAAAGCTAAGTTACAAGCAGAACTTGGTTTATCTACAAAAGCAGAAGCAGAAAATTTATTTAATCAATATCATGATAATGTTCCGTTTGTAAAAGAATTAATGAACTTTACATCAAGACTCGCAAATCAAAATGGATATATTAAAACATTATTGGGTAGAAAATGTAGATTTGATAAATGGGAAGTAGATGAATTTAGAATGGGAACTATGTCAACACCAATGACAAAAGAAGAAGCAACACAAAAATTTATAGATGGTTGGCTTGCTAAATATCCTCAAGCAGATGTTGAAAGATTAAAACAAGATCCTAAAATAAAAAGATGTTTTACATACAAAGCATTAAACAAATTAATACAAGGATCCGCTGCTGATATGACAAAACAAGCAATGTTAAATTTATATAAAGAAGGAATTGTGCCACACATACAAATACATGATGAATTAGATATTTCTGTTATTGATGATATTCAAGCTAAAAAAATTATTGATATAATGGAAAATGCTGTACAACTAGCAATACCTAATAAAGTAGATTATGAATCTGGTAATAATTGGGGAGATATTAATGGTTGATCCTACATTTATAAACTGTTAACATTTAATTATGGAAAAATTAAAAACTTTCATATTAACCGCTTATTTAAAAGCGCAATATTATATTCTTGTTTATTTAAATGCTATAGAAAATGCATCTAAATGGATTGTAGCTACTATATTAAGAGTAGATTTACTAGATGAACAATCTTCAAGAATAATAACCACTTCTATATATATTTTGCTTCATATAACTATATTAAGCATAATTTGTTACTTTATATTTTAATCAACATTTACCAAGGGGATAAATGAACAAAGAAAAATTAACATTT